TGGCTCCTAGTGTTCCAGCAGCCTTAAATTCTCCAGCTACTCTATCTTTAGCAACTTTAGCGGCGTTCATAGCAGCTTCTAAATTTCCTTTATTAGAGCTATTTTTAAACGCGTTAACAGTAGCGGCAGCTGCCTCGGCTACGGTATCAATTAAGCCCATATCGATTGTATTATATGCGGCACCATCGCTAAAAGATATTCCTGAAGGGCAAGGTAAATGAATACTCACAGGGTTTTCTCCGGGGCGTGTTTTACATCTAAAACGAATATATGGTCGACCAAAATCTTCAAGATTTTGTGGAAACTTTAACAGCTGCGGAGATCCGGCCACTGGTGTCGCATGAGGAAGTGCACCAGCTAGCTTACTAACTATTTCTGCTTTCCCTGCGTCTACAATATCGTCGATGATGTGTACTCCCATATAAATAATTCTTTGATATTATTTATAATAAAAACATGGCTTATTCGGGACGTTATAAGGTAAAGAACCCTAAAAAATACGAAGGTGACTTTAAAAAAGTAAAATACCGTTCGCTTTGGGAAAGACAGGCCTTTAAGTGGTTAGACAACAATCCAGATATCATTGGCTGGAATTCAGAAGAAGTCATAATCCCATATCGCTGTAAAACCGACAACAAAATCCACCGCTATTTTGTTGATTTGTTTGTGCGCACAAAGGACAATAAGGTGTACATTATTGAAATAAAGCCTAAAAAACAAACACAGCCTCCTAAACAACCTTCTAGAAAAACAAAAAGGTATTTGACTGAGGTAATGACTTATATTAAAAACGAGTCTAAATGGGAAGCTGCTACAGCGTTCGCTAGTAAACACGATATGATATTTCAAATTTGGACTGAGGACACTTTACGTTCATTTGGTATAAAAATCCTATAAATAGATGTAGATGGCAACGTTTATTAATAGACTGGAAAATAGAGCAACACTTTCTGGTATAGAAAGAAATACAAAGGAGTCTCTTAAATGGTTTAAAAAGGAATTAGCTTCCCTTAAAACTATACCAAGTAGACCTAAGCTTTTGTCAGACGAAAACTTTACTAGCAGAACTCGCCCTTTGCCAGGGCGGATGTTTATGTACAAATACATCCCAAAACATAAAGACACATTGCCTTATTATGACATGTTTCCTCTAATTTTTTTAGTTGAAAAAGCAAAAGGTGGCTTTTATGGTTTAAACCTACACTACCTTTCACCAAAATATAGAGCAATTTTCTTTGATAATCTAACAGATTTTGCGAACAACGAAAAATATAATAAATCAACCAGACTGAGATTAACATACAATTTCTTATCTTCTAGTTCTAAGTTGCGTTATTTTTCTCCTTGTTTTAAGCACTATTTAACTGATCATGTTAAATCAAAAATTATAGAAGTTCCTGCAAATCATTGGGAGTCTGTTTTGTTTTTACCAACAGAACAGTTTAAGAAAAAGACAGCCAACACAGTTTGGACAAAATCAAGAAAACAGTTTACCTAATTATGTCATTAAAAAACGATATCAATAACGCACTAAACCCTTCTAAAATTGATGATTTTAAATCGACAATTGGAAAAAGAGGAGGCCTCGCCGCATCAAATAGATTTTCTGTTACTATAGTTCCACCAACTGCCTCATTATTAAACCTAGGTGGTTTGTTTGGCGAAGGTCCTGTTGTCAATGATCCTAGGGACATAAGCATTCTGTGTGATTCGTGTTCTCTTCCGGGAAGACTTATTCAAACTGGTGATTACGATGCTGTAGGGAGAAACCCTAGAAAGTACCCTACAACTATTATTGAAGAAGACGTATCGTTTACCTTTACACTAACTAATGATGTTTACATTAAAAAACTTTTTGATAATTGGCTTGAAAGTATTATTGACCCTGTTTCAAATTTAGTTTCTTACGACAGCGAATATAAAGTCGATACACACATTCAACTATTAGATAAAAATAATGCTACTATCTATGGAGTCCGATTAATTGATTCATATCCAACTTCCGTAAACAGCATCGATCTTTCGAATGAAAACACTGATAGTAAAATAGTAGTATCAGTTAATATGACTTATGAGAGATTCGTCCACGAAACGCGACTTAGATCGATCATAAATAGTACTGACGACAAGCTTAACATGTTTAGGCAACTCATTTAAATTATAAACAAAAACATTATGCCATTACCAACAATTGAAACACCAAAATACTTTTTGACTGTACCTTCTAGTGGAGAATCAGTTGAATTTAGACCATTCCTTGTAAAAGAAGAAAAAGTATTAATGATTGCGCAAGAAGCCGGCTCAGACGCTAGTATGATTGCTGCGATGAAAGACATTATTAAAGCATGCACTTTTAAAAAATTGGATTTATACTCACTTACAATGAGCGATTTAGAATATATTTTATTACAAATTAGATCTAAAAGTGTAGGAGAAACAACTGAAATCCGCGTGAAATGCGATGAAAGTGGAGAATTCGTAAATGTAACATTAGATTTATCAGAAATTAGTGTTAAAAAAGAAAAAAAGGTTGATAACAATATTCAACTTACTGATGAAGTTGGAATTACTCTTAAATCGCCTGGCCTTAAAGATGCTGAACGTGCTGCAAAAGGAAGAAAAGACAATAATCCACTTATTCAGGCTTTAACAAGTGTTATCGAAAGCGTGTATGATAATGACGAAGTTTATCCATTTAGTGATGCATCACCAAAGGAGATAGAAAACTTTATTGATTCGTTAAGCTCAGAGCAAGTGCAAAAAATAAAAAAATGGCTTGATAGCACACCTTCGTTAAGTCACGAAATTGAATTTGTAGGACCTACTGGTCATAAAAATAAAAAAATATTAAGCGGGCTTAATGATTTTTTCATATAACCCTTTCTCATAATACACTTGAAAATTATTATCACGTTCAGTTTTCATTAGTACAACACCACAAATACAGCTTGTCAGAATTGGATAACATGATACCGTGGGAAAGGGAGATTTACATAACACTTTTAAAAGATCACATTGAAGAAGAAGAATTAAAACAAAAGCAAAACAATGGCTAACGAACCATACATCACCAAAAAAGACCTTGAAAATGTTACACAAAAAGTAACAATTGATAATGCTAAACACATTGCTCAGCCTCTTATAGATCAACAGAAAAAGAATGATCTTAAAGAATTAGAACAAAATATTGAAAATAAAGTTCTTTTTCAAGACATTGCAGATAGCATTAAAGGTCTAGGTGATTCTCTTATTAGTGGACTTAAGTCTTTAATTCCTAAAACAGATGGCGGTTTAAGTAAGTTATTAGGCTTAGGATTGGGATTACTCTTAGCGCCATTTGTAGGATTTGTTTCTTTTATTAGTCAGTTGGGTGCTGAGTTAAGGTTTTTTAACAAATTAACCGGTGGTAGATTATCTTCATTTTTTAAACCAATTAAAGATTTTTTTACAAAGAATAAGTTTATTCAGAAGGTAGTCACGGCATTTAAAAGCATATTTAGTGGTAAAGGTGGTTTTTTTACCAAACTCGGTAAATTTTTTGGTGCAATTAAGAAATTTGCAACAGGAGGGCCATTTAAAGCAATAATGAAATTTGCCGGAAGTATTGGTCGAATTCTAGGAAAAGTATTTTTACCGATAACAATCTTAATGGGAATCTTTGATTTTGTTAAAGGCTTCATGAAAGGCTATAGTGAAGATGGTATTATAGGAGGTATAAAAGAAGGATTTAATAGCTTATTTGATGGTTTAGTAGGAGGTCTTTTAAGATTGTTGACTATGATACCTTCTAAAATCGCAGAATGGTTAGGATTTGAAGAACTATCTAAGCAAGTCACAGAAAATACAGAAGTAATCATTCAAAGTATTAAGGACGCGTTTGGCGGAATTGTTGATTTGGTAAAAGGTATTTTTATGTGGGACACTGAAAAAATAATGGAAGGTCTTACTAAAATATGGAATTCTATTGTTAATGTGGTAATGGTACCATTTAACACTATTAAAGCTCTTGTCACAGATGTTTTTGGTGGTTCAGTGTTTGAAAGAATGAAATTAACTCTAAAACAAATTGGCCTAACAATTCAAAGTTTCTTTTTATACTTACAACAAGGTGTTGCAGGTTTACTTGATAAAATACCTGATATTTTTTTACCAGCAGCTGCTGAAAACTTTATTGATGATTTAAATGAAGGTACACGGATATTAAAAAGTAATGTTGATTCTGAAATATCTGATATTAAGGATATGAAAGCAGAGCTTAAGAAGAAAGATGAGCTCCAGAAAAAACTAAAACTCGAAGAGGAAAGTAATAAAGCAAACTCTGGTGCAAATATTAATATGCAAGATGGTGGTACTGCTGTAAATACAACTAACAACGTGACCTACGTTATTCAAAATGGCAGCAACGTTGCTACTGATGCTCTTCAAGCTGCTGCAGGGTAGCCACAATAAAAGGAGGGTGACCTTTCGACCACCCTCCTTTGTTTATTACTAGTTATGTTTTTTATGAAAAAGACTTATAGTTTAACTAGATGCTAGTTTTGCAAAATAACTAAGAGTATCCTCATTAGAATCCTCACTACTTTCACTTACGACTGGCTCGTCGTTATTCACTTCTGCAGTTTTAAAAGGTACTGCTTCCTTTGTAGTATTCATTTCTACTTGCTGTTCAGTAGTCATTGTTGATGCCACTTCAGCTTCACCAAGTACTTCAAACATTTTACGTTTAAGATCAGCGTATGACTTATAGTTTTCAGGGTCAGTGAATTCGCTAAGCTTATATAGCTTATTATATGTATCTTCTAAGCGAGGTTCATCACCATCGTAGAGTTCAGAAGATGAATCAAATTCAGATTTATCGTAATTGCGATACCCTTCTACTTGTCGAATCTTCAATTTGAAATTAGCACCAGCCCAAAAATCAAATGGATTAACTGGTTTTTCATCTTCAAATTGTGGCTGCATAACATCCATAATCTTATCCATGATTTTTTTACCATACTCATAAAGAAAAACCTTTCCTTCATTTTGTGGATTTGCAGAATCAGATACTACAAGAATATTTGATACGTGGTGTAGACGCCTCTTACGCTGACGGGCAAGTTCTTTGTCTTCATCACGACCAGTGTTCCAAAGTTGTGAATTCAATTCTGAAACAGGATCTTGTTGACCGATTGAGGTCAAAGAGCGCTCGATATACCAGCGCCCAGTAGGACCTTTAAATCCATGATCCCAATAACGAACCCATGGAAGATCTTCACCTTCACCAGCTGGAAGAAAACGGATAACAGCATAACCGTTACCTGCTTTATCTACAGTTGGTTTCCATAAGCGATCATCGCCATAACTCTTTTTTTCTGTATTTGTGTCAGCAGCAGAGACAAGTTTTGAAATTGCGCTTTCACGATTTTGTTTTAATTTTTCGAATGACATAGTATTTTTTGTTTGTTTTGTATTTTGCAGTGTATATTTTGTTTTTCTCTGACAGAAGCTATATTACCATAAATTGACTAAGTTGTAAATACTAAAAGTGCTTTCTCCTTAATTTTATTTTTTGGCAATGGCTTTTGCAGCATGATTGACTTATAGCTTGTGAGCAAGTCAATCAGATCTTTATTTATACCTAAAGGATCACTTAGATTGCTCTCTAGGCTCTTTAAAAAATTGACAAGTATATCCAGTAAGACTACACTTTCAATGCTAATCTGACCGCCTCTGAGAGCTTCTAATATAGGACTCTGAGAAAAGTCAGGTGTTGATGAACAAATATCGTTAAATGCGTATCCTTTGTTTGAAAGAGTTTTCATGTCTTGTTCAAACATATACGTTAATTTGTCGTAACGAGACACATAAGCATTATACACATCATCAGACATATCACCAATCCAAACATTATTTTTTTCGATTATGTTAGCAGTAAAATAGTCAATGAGTTGTTCTCTGTTAAATCGGCGAGACAACTTTTCAAAAAAGTATCGATCTCTACGTTTCTCGAATGTTGCTTGTTTTACAGCGGTTTTAAAATTATATTTTACAGCATCGTAATCAGTAGTGAAATGCAACTTTAATGATTGATAGATTTGATACGCTATATATCCGCTCATTATTCAGATTTTTTGGAAAACTCTGGAATATAGAATGGAGGTGTGGATTCAATATCCGGATCTCCACCAAAACAGACTCCTTTACAAAATTCACCTTGACTTAAGCCGACTTCAGTTTCAATTGTCTCAATTATATCCGCATAAATTTCATCGCTTTCAACCTCATCTCCAATATCATATCTTTTAGAAGTGTCATAGTGATGCAAAGATCGATTACACCATTTAGGTGTTTCCTCTACGCAAATGACATATTTCTCACCTTTGTATTTAACAACACTATTCCACCGTGTTTCGTACCAGTGCTCATCTGCGGTTCTAATTACTTCAATTTCGTTCATCGTCCTTGTCCTTTATAAGGTTTTTTGTAATTGGTAGATCCTTTATTTCGCGATGTTTTTGATTTGGCGTGCACGCCTTTTCGCCGGATTTTCTTTTTAATTTCGTAATGTCCTAGTTTTTTCATAATTTAAAATAGTGTTGATGTTGTTCTTTTAATAATATTTCGATCCATAGCTTCAACTTCTAGTTTGCTTTTTAAAGGACCTTTAACAATTTTAGCCATGTCTTCAGGGTCGATTTCCATTTGTTCACAAATTTCGATAATTGATTCTGTGTATGTCATTCCATCGCCGTGCACAAGTTTTTCTACAGCGAGTCTTAATTGCTCTTTCGTAATTGCTGGTTTAAATACGATTTTTTGTTTTTTTGGTTTTTCTTCTTTTGAACTCATAGTGATTTAATTAGAATAGTGTCTTTATTGATTCTGCCATTAGCTGGATTTCTTTTCGTTTTAAGCTTTGATAACTCTTTGTCAATTTGCTTTTCAGTTTTAGATGCTAAGATTGGTAAAATATCTTTAGGTTTTCTAAGCGTAAGTGAAAAGGATTTGTTTGCATCAAAACCTTTTAGTGTACTACCGGAAATAGTAAATCCATCACGACTTTGTGCTTTAAAGATTGTAGCTCTTCTGTATTTCGTATTAAAGACATAGAATACGTCGGCACCGATAATTCGTGTAGGATCACATGATTGCATTGCGTATTCTTTTGATTCATTCAAATAATTCAATCTTGCTACTTGTTTATCCGCGCTTTTTGGCTTTTTGGCTCTAAGTTTGCGTGATCCTTTCTTTGACGCTTTATAGAGAACAATCTCATTTAGAGTTTCTTCTAACGCTTTAATTCTATTACGTAATTGTGGCTTAGATAGATATGAAAAGCCTTCAACCATATCAGGACAACGTTTTTCAAATGCATCTGTATAGTCATTTTTATGACGCTCAAGCCATTCAACAATTGGTCCTAAAAATGCAATTGGTATATTCTCACCTCGAAGAACTGATGCAATAGGAAATTTTTTAATTTTTGCTTTAACGTTAGTCCACTCATCAAGCATACCTTCAAGTTCACATAATACATTTTTCCTAACCTTTTCAGTCATAACAGCATGAACATTTGGTTTTTTAGATGTAGAAACTTTTTTTTCAGTGCTATTCTTTTTAAGAGCCAATTCAGCTTTAGCTTCAGAAATAATGATTTTAATATTTTCTTTGACTATATCTGGGTATGTATTAAATAAAGGCATTCCCATATTGAAGCACCGGCAAAGTTTTCCTGTGGTATTGAATATGCCACAAGTTTTTGGTACATTTTCAATAACCTTGATATCATTGTCACTATACAACTTTGAGTTGTTTTTCATAAACTCTTGCATGATTGGAATATAGTCATCACGATCAAGGTAATAGTTGTAAAAACCTAAACTGCGGCTAAGATGTCTTTCACGCCTTTCTTCTGGAATGTTGTGCCATGTTGGTTCATCACCAGTAAATTTAAAATCAGGGGAAGCAACCAATCCGGATTTAAGAAACTTCCTAGCTCGTTTTGTTTTCATGACAGTATTATAACCATAAATACAGAAAATGTAAATAACATAATTGACAAATTATCATGAAAATACAAAATAAAGGGCCAGAATTTCTAAAAAATCAGCGTGCACGGCCTTTTCGAAGCTCATATCCTGCTAATTCTATAATGCTAAAATCTCAAAGACAAAAAAGGTTGTTCTTAACAATATTGCTAGGAACAACCTATGCTCTTTTTGTTTATGGACTACTTAAATATGGCGATGCTATTTAAGTTTTCTTTTGCGGACTCCTGCAAGCAAAAGAATACCTACAGACCCTAATAGAAACGAATTAGGTTCTGGAATGGCAGTTCCTGTGGTACCATTAAACTTTAAAATGGAAGGGTTTTGAGAGAACGATACACCATTCAAATAAATATCGTCACCTTGTTGTGTAAACTTCTCTATGGAATTTAAAGTAAGCTGCGCATTA